CGATGAATACCCGTACGACGTGCCCGGAGCGAGCCGCCGGATCAAAAAAGCGGACTTCAGTCGCATGGTTTCGGTCCAACCGGTGGCCGACCCCAACATTTTCAGCACTGCGCAGCGCATTCAGCTCGCCCAGATGCAGTTGCAGCTCGCCCAAAGCGCGCCGAACATGCACAACATGTACGAGGCGTACTATCGGATGTACGCGGCGCTCAATATTCGGGACATTGACGGCATTTTGATGCCCCAGAACACGAATATGCCCCGTGATCCGGCGGCCGAGAACAGTGATGTGCTGAACGGCATGAAGCTGAAGGCCTTCGCGGGCCAGCAGCACGACGCGCACATCGCCGCACACCTGATGATGGGCATGTCGCCGCTCTTGCAGTCCAATCCGATGTCGGCGATGGAGTTGCAGAAGCATGTTTTGGAGCACATTCGGCTGAAAGCGGAAGAAGATGTGGAAGTAGACCTCTTCAAGATGTACGGCACGGACCCCGACCGCATGATTTCGCCGATCCAGAAGGAAGGCATGGTCGCAATCAAGGTTGCGACCAACATGCAGGAGATGAAAGACCTGCAAGGCAAGCTCTCTGGCGAGGGCGGCGAGGATCCGCTGATCGAATTGAAGCGCATGGAGATCCAACAACGTGCGCAGGCCGACCAGCAGCGCATCCAGCTTGACCAACAGCGCCTGGGGCTTGATCAGCAGAAGCTTCAGCAGAACAATCAGATCAACCAGCAGCGTCTGCGCCTGCAAGAGGTCAAGACAATGCAAGCACCGGGAGCTAGAAATGCCGCTTAAGCGTGGGTCCAGTCAAAAGACCATCAGCTCGAACATCGGGGAGATGGTTCGGTCGTATAAAGAGTCGGGGAAGCTGGGAACAAGCAAGCCCAAGAGCATGAAAGCAGCCACCAAGCAGGCGGCGGCGATCGCGTACGAAAAGGCGGGCAAGTCTCGGAAGATGGCTAAGGGCGGCGAGATGATTTCAACGCCCAAGGGAGTGCAAAAAGCGGTTGCGATCGTGAAAAAGAAGGACGGCACACGTCCGGTTCGCATATACTAGGCCCTGTAGTACCGCTCTCAGTCGGTGCGGCAAACCGACTGCTTTCATGGAATTACCATGCTCGAATTTGCAGAAGCAGTTCTGAAAGAAATCAGAAAGCTACAGCATCAGTCTGAGCAAATCGTGCTGAACGGCACGATTGCTGACATGGAGCGCTATCGCTTCATGATGGGACGCCTCGAGGGGTTGAGGATGGTCGAAGAATCCGTGAAAGGGCTTTTGAAAAAGCATTCGGACGAAGACCTTCTTGACTAGGAGATGCAAATGGAAGCTGTAGCAGATGAGAGCTTGACGGCATTGGAGCGCAAGTGGCGCGAAGAGGCTGAGAACAAGGGACCAAAGCTCGAGGACTCGTATACCGAGGACGGCTTTGACCCATCGAAGCTTGACAAGGCCGTGATGGATCGTATCCCAACGCCTACAGGCTGGCGGATCGCCATTCTTCCTTACCGTGGCGCGGAAAAGAGCAAGGGCGGGATCGTGTTGGCCGAAGAGACCCAACGCAAATCCAATCTTGCGACGGTTTGTGGCTACGTGTTGAAGGTAGGCAGCCTGGCGTACGGCGATGAGTCCAAGTTCCCCACCGGCGCGTGGTGCAAGGAGGGGGATTGGATCATCTTTGGCCGGTACGCGGGCGCACGCATCCCAATTGACGGCGGAGAGATCCGTTTGATCAACGACGATGAAGTGCTGGGCGTGGTCCACGATCCAGAAGACATTCTGCACATGTAAAGGAGAGCGCAATGAGCGGGGAACAGTTGGAGTTTAAGATTGGAGAGGATGAAGCACCTGCCACCGTCCAGCTTAGTGAGGACGGACAGGCAGAAGTCATTGACAAGCCGCAGCCGCCAGCGGTTGCTACCACCGGCGGCGATCAAGGTGATCACGGTGACCGAGGCGAGCTGGATCAGTACAGCGAAAACGTCAAGAAGCGCATTGACAAGCTGACGGCGCGGCTACGGGAGACGCAGCGGCGCGAACAAGCGGCGCTTGACTACGCGCGAAACGTGCAAGCGCGGGCCCAGCAGCTTGAATACCAGTACCTGAACACGGATCAGCAGCGCGTGGCCGAGGCCACGGGGCGCATTGAGACGCAGGCCATGGCGCTCAAGCAAATCATTCGCAAAGCGCGCGAAGAAGGCGACGTTGACACAGAGACAGAGGCGCAACAGCGCCTGACTTCGCTCACGATGGAGCAGGCTTCTGTCCAAGCGCAGAATGCGCAGCGTCAAGCGTATGAGCAGAACCTTGCAGCGCAGCAACAGCAGGCTGCACAGCAAGCGGCGTATCAGCAGCCCGCACAGCAGCGTCAGGTTGACCCTAAGGTGGAAGATTGGGCGGAGCGTAACCCCTGGTATGGCCGCGACACAGCCATGACGCATGCTGCGTGGGGCATACATCGGCAATTAATTGAGGCCGAGGGGTTTGACGCCAGTTCTGACGAGTACTATCATGAACTTGACAGACGTATCCGGGATGCTTTCCCCAGAAAGTTTTCCGGTGCGCAAAACGGGGCGGCGCGTAACGTGCAGCCGGTCGCACCCGCTTCCCGGTCCTCCGGGATCAACCAAGCTGCACGCCGCACGGTTCGCTTGACCCCAAGTCAGGTGGCCATTGCCAAAAAACTGGGTGTTCCGCTTGAGGAATACGCCAAGTACGTGAAGGAGTGATCATGAGTGACGTTAAACCTACCGTAGGAGCTGCTCCAGCTCTTAACCGTACTTCGCGAGACGCAGAGCTTCGCGCGAAGATTACGCGACGTCGTCCGTGGCAAGCGCCTTCGCGGCTTGATGCACCTGAGCCGCCTCCCGGATACAAACATCGCTGGATTCGAGCTGAATCAGCAGGCATTCAAGACCGCACCAACGTCGCAGGCCGTCTTCGCGAGGGCTACGAGCTGGTACGCGCCGATGAATACCCTGACTTTCACTCGTCCAGTCCTGAAGACGGTCGGCATGCTGGCGTGATCAGCGTCGGTGCCCTTCTTCTGGCACGTATCCCCGAAGAGACGGTTGAGGAACGAAACGCGTACTACCAACAGCGAGCGGGAGATCAGCTTCAAGCTGCGGACAATGAGCTGATGAAGGCCAATGCGCATTCGAGCATGGTCATCGAACGCCCTGCCCGCAGGTCTCGAGTCTCATTTGGCGGGTCGAAAGACCAGTAACCCTTTTGAAGGAACCATCAAATGGCTAATGTTGACAAGCCCTTTGGTCTGCGTGCCCTCGGCAATCTGTCCGCCACTGGCGGTCAAAAGCAGTACGGATACGAGATTGCCGACAACCAGTCCGGGGCGATTTTCCAAGGCGACTTGGTCACCGTTTATGACGGTTACCTCGTCAAGTTTGCGCCTGCGACCCACACCGCTGCGGTAGGTGTGTTCAATGGTTGCAACTACATCGACCCGACCACCGGCAAGCCGACCTGGAAGAACTACTACCCCGGTTCGGTCAACATCACGCAGGGCAAGATTATTGCCGACGTGATCGATGATCCCAACCAGCTCTTTATCATCCAGGTGGATGAGTCGGTTGCGCAGACTCAAGTCGGCTTTAACGCCGATGTTGTGGGCACCGGCGGAAGCACCACCACGGGCGTTTCGACGATGGAACTGGACTCGTCCACCATTGCAAAAACGGCTGCATTGAACCTGAAGATCGTTGGCCTGTGGGATGTTCCCGGCAACGCCTATGGCACCAATGCTGTGGTTGTGGTGAAGATTAACGAGCACCTGTACGGTAGTGCTGGTGTTGCCGGTCAAGGAGCTTAATCATGGCAATTTCACGTGCACAACTGGTGAAAGAGCTTGAGCCTGGCCTCAATGCTCTGTTCGGCTTGGAGTACAAAAACTACGAGCAGGAACACACCGAGATCTACTCGATCGAGACCTCTGACCGCGCGTTCGAGGAAGAGGTGATGGAATCGGGCTTCGCCGAGGCCCCGGTCAAGACTGAAGGCGCTGGCGTCGCGTACGACCAAGCGCAAGAGGTCTACACCGCTCGCTACACGCACGAGACCATCGCGCTGGCGTTCTCGCTGACCGAAGAAGCCGTGGAGGACAACCTCTACGATCGTCTGTCTGCGCGTTACACCCGTGCCCTGGCCCGTTCGATGTCGCAGACCAAGCAGATCAAGGCGGCGGCCGTGCTTAACGGCGCGTTCGACACCTCGATCGGCGGTGACGGCAAGCCTCTTTGCGCTCTGGACCACCCGACTTTGGGCGGCCCGGATCTGAAGAACGAGCTGACCGTTCCGGCTGACCTGTCTGAGACCTCGCTTGAGCAGGCTTTGATCGACATCGCCGCGTTCACGGACGAGCGTGGCCTGAAGATCGCTGTTCAGGGCCTGAAGCTCATCATCCCGAAAGAGCTGATGTTTACTGCCGACCGCATCATGAAGTCCACGCTTCGTGTTGGCACGGCCGACAACGACATCAACGCGGTTCGGAACATGGGCATGGTTCCGCAGGGCTACACCGTGAACCACTTCCTGACCGACCCCGACGCATGGTTTATCAAGACCGATGCGC